GGTTGCCCTATACCGCTTTGATGACCCAGTTTGTCCTCTGGAGCTAAATCTTCAATAGCATTTTGATACAAGCAGTCCCCCTCAGGGGCGGCACTGGCCTATCGCGAGACTTTGTCTGAGATAGGTGATTGGGTATAGCCCAGTGGCGAATCGATTTGCGACTGCAGGGTGAAGTAAAGGGGAGGCGATGTGGCGAGGCGGTAAAAAGACCTGATATGCTGGCCAGCAGCTTTGTATCTGGTGAAAAGACAGACTTCCCGTCTGCAGAAAATAAAGGGAGTGAAAGAAAATCACATCAATCCGTTTTTAGGGCGAACGTTAAAGCCCGAACACGAAGATCAAACGATATGGCCACAAACACGTGTATAAAGAATAAAACTGCCATTCAACTGGATGTAACTGCTACGGTGTTACACGAAGGCCCGTCCACGGCGGGGAGTCAGACTCCCCTTGTGGGAGCTTCTCCGCAGTCCGTTAGCCGTCAGTTGGAGTTTAGCGATAGACAGTCGCGTGAACCTTGCGTTTCAGGTTCTTCTCTACCCGGCGCGTCGTGGATGGGAGGTAGTGCTAGGTCAGACCTCTCCAGATCAACCGATATCATTCCGGTTGGAAAACGAATAGATGATGATTACGAACATTGGAAGGAAGGGAAAGGAGGGAGGGAAATTTTATGCTGTCGCGACAGACGTTGCGTCCGTGAACGGGCATGGCAGGCAGAGTGGGGGGTCTACCCCCGACTTTACAACCACCATCAGCCGGCGATCGCACCTCCTCCGAATGCTCTTCCTGGCCAGTCGACAATATACCGAAACTTCCCTTATAAAAACGCGCATCGGTTTAGGGATGATCTCTTGTCTAAGAGAACATCGTACGACGCCGAGTTTGTGCTGGAACAGACTATTGCACGTCTGGGTCCGGGGGAATGCGATTTCGAAGACTATAGCCTTAGAGAAGGTGTAGTTGACAAAGTAGAGGAACTAGTGAGTGAAATGGACGACAGTGCGATCCGAGACTATGAGGCTAACCCGTATGCGGTGCTTCACGACGTAGTCGAGGACGGTTGCGCTGAAGGCCGACGTCTATATAAGAGATGTATTAAACTAGTGGAATTCTATGAGGAAATGGGTGTACCTCGTAGCAACAAAGAACCACCCCAGCAAATAATTTGCGGTGGACTCCGGTCTGCCGTAAGACAATGCTTCTCGGATGATTTAGCTATTATCTGGGAACTCAGCTTCAAGACAATACAGAAGATTGAAAAATCATGCTGTAACGTTTGTTTGCCTCTTTTTGAAGAGAAGCTGGGCCAGTGGAAAGAGGCCAGGTTCCGACCAGTAGCTGTTGATGTTGATCATCTCGAGCGATTCAGAATCGCGATGCGTCAGAACATTGAGAAGGGGTGGGACCGGAGACGTGCTCCTTTTATTCCTAACGGTCACGCTACCCGGCGTTACACAAGGAAAGAAGGAGGTAATTGGAATCGGGAAGAATTCGACAGCGAGTGTCGCACCGAGTTAGTGTTTTCATCGGGTAAACCCAGAGTAGTTACGTTATACTCTGCCGAGAACACACGAATCTTGGCCCCGTTACATTACTCCTTATATGACATGTTGAAGAAGCGAGGGTGGTTGCTTGTCGGAGACCCAACCGACCAGCACGTTCAGAAGCTTACAGGCGCTTCCCTACTGAGTTTTGATTACTCGTCGGCGACAGATAACATTAAGTCGGCTTACGTCAGGGTTGCAGTTGAGGTTCTGGAGGAGATGGCCGACCACATTTCGAGTGATGAACATAAGGCATTGCAAGTGCTTGCTAACCTTCGAATTGATGGGAGAGAGACTTTTAGCGGACAGCCCATGGGGTCCGTTTTGTCTTTTCCACTTTTGTGCATCATCAACAAGACTGTAGTTGATATGGCGCTCACGGCTATGTTAAACAGGAAGGAGATTAGTTTTAAAGAATGGAGTAGTCATCCCCTTTTGGTTAATGGAGATGACTTGCTATTGCGTGAGGTGCGCAAGACCACTAATCTTCGCGGTGAAATAGTCTCTCAGGGTTCTGAGGTGGGACTAATCGTCAACAAAGAAAAGACGCTGGTTTCTGACCGGTTTGGCGAGATAAATTCTACCCTCTTTGAGAATGGCTATAAGCAGAGGAAGTTCAACGCGGCGTCAATGTGGATGGATGCTGGTGTAGAGGATGTCTTGGGTTTTGCAGCCCAGGCCAGCCCAGATGGGAAGACCTTTAGGAAGATAGTACGTCGGAATGCGAGGACGTTGGCCAAACAGGCTGACAAGCATTTGTCTGAAATCCCCTATCCGCTAGTCGCCATCTGCCGTCAAGACAAGGTCATTAGGAAGGCTATCACCAGTTTGCCCGATCGTGTTAGACCGACCGAACAGGGGGTAATTAGTATGGCACCTCGGCCTGAAAATTATTCCCTTACTAGGGATGAGGAACACAACGCAATGAAAGAAGAGATTGAGCGCGTCAGGGACGCGGGAATTGAAAGGGGATCCGCAAGGAAACCTAATTATAAGCCTGCGGTCGTACCTAACGCGGTCTCTCTGAATTCAGTCCGAAAACAGAGACCAAGAATGGATGCCGAATTGATTCCATCGTGTTACGTCCGATGCTTCATCGAAAAGATCAAGCAGGAGGGTATTTTGAGAGAGGTGGCCCCTCTCGATTTGTCGTTGCCTCCGGGTGATGGCAGTCAGGTGAACCGTTTACTTGACAATATCCGCGCGTTTAAACTTACGCGAAATAGCAGTTCATCCCCTGGAACGATTGACGTTGATTCGGATTTCGTGAGTTTGTGCTGCTAGCGAGTGATTGCAGGCAAATCAGGTTAATACCTCCTGAGCCTACGGGTGTTATCCGGAAACGGAC